CCTTCCCCCTTCCGTTTGTTTTTTGTATCTTTTTAAGACACTTTTTGATTAAAAAAAATCATATCCACTTCCTCTGCTGATAAGTTATATCTTTCTTTTATCAATCGTATCTCTCCCTGTGTAAACTCTGCACCTCTTGTTTCGTTCAATTTGTTTGAAAAAGTAGGTCGAGCAATTCCAAGATACTGTGCAAGAGTCTGCCCATTATCATTATGTAACTTCATTACAGACTCTAACTTTTGCTTGTTCAATTCTTTCATCTCCTTTCATTGTGTCTTTTCAAGACACTTCGATAATATCATAGGTACACGCTACTGTCAACAGTTTTTTAATCTTTTCAAGACACTTTTTAATATTTTTATTGCATTTCTAAGTAATATATAGTAAAATTAAGACACTTTAGGAGGTGATGTATCGTGTGTAAAATGTCTAAACGAATTAAGGCATGCAGACTTCAATATGGCATGACTCAAGAAGCACTAGCCGAAAAACTTGGTTTAAAAAAATCTGCTATTGCAAAATATGAAAACGGACGCGTTGAGAATATAAAAAGAACTACTATAGAGGAAATGGCTCGAATATTTGACTGTAGTCCTTCTTATTTAATGGGTTGGGATGATTCGGAGCCTTCCACCACTCTTGCGGCTCACTTCGATGGTGACGAGTACACAAAATCTGAACTGGATGAAATCCGCCAATTTGCAGAGTTTGTTAAGAATAAAAGAAAAGACTCCACCGTTTAAAAGCAGAGTCCGTTCATATTAATGAAAGAAATTATGACAAATAGAAATGCACCATGACAATATAATATACTTACCCAGGCAGCCAGTAGAGCGGCTGTGGTTCCCTTCCTGAGACTTGATGGGAGGGGATGCTTATGAGCGATTATGAAACATTTATGATCATTCTGACGACAGCCAGTTTAATCGTTTCGATTCTTACATACACACATAAGAAATAGCCGCCCTGCTCTCTGGAAAAGATAGGCGGCTATTTTAGTGCAGATCACCAGGACAGGGAGCCTTGACCTCCCTTACTGGCTGTCTTGATAAGTATATTATAGGGCACTCAAAAATATTTGTCAATTTCAAATATACAAGAGTGGGAGGTTTTTACAATGAACACTTATGAAGAATTGCAAGAGCAAGCCTGCAAGGAAGGTATAGATATAGTAGACTACAATTTTCAGAGTGATAGAATTAAAGGACTGTATTGTGATGGAATGGTTGCCATCAGCAACAAAATCGACACATCCGTTGAAAAAGCCTGTGTTCTTGCCGAGGAAATCGGACACTATCACACCGCCGTTGGAGATATCACCGATCAGAGCGATGTAGAGAACCGCAAACAGGAATTAAAAGGCAGACTCTGGGCATACAACCAGCAGATCGGTCTGATCGGACTGGTAAATGCATATAAGCAAGGCTGTCATTCAAGGCACGAAGCCGCTGAATATCTTGGAGTTACCGAAGAATTTTTTCAGGATGCGATTGACCGCTACCGTTCCAAGTATGGCGTGTGTGCCGAAGTAGATAATTATGTTGTATTCTTTGAGCCGTCACTAGCGGTGATGGAGAAAAGCGAAATCATAGGCATAAGCCTTTGAAATATCATACAAAGGAGAATTGAGTTATGGGAATTTTGAAATCACTTTTTAATATCAAAAAAGATATTAATCCTGAGAAAAATCTACCAAGCGACAACGACACAGTGCTTCCTAGGAATATCGACAAATTCAAAGCAGAACATATCAAGGTTTTAAGACGTTTGGATCATCATCCGTTAAAAGAACCTTTTTCCGGAATAATGACTCTTGAAGTTGATATACCTAAATTTATCCCTATTCTTTTGGAACTTAAGTTGATAGAACTTTCATCCTACGAAGTTTCTCTATCACTTTTGAAAAATGATTCGTTAAAAGCAATTTTAAAAGCTGCTGGGGTAAAGGTATCTGGAAATAAAAATGAATTAATTCAACGAATTTTAAATAATATCAGTGCTGATGTGGTAAAGCAATCAGATTCATACTCTGATTATTATCTGGTGACTGAGCAAGGAAAGAAAGTAATCTCTTCCTTCTATTCGCATCAAGAATCAAATGTACAATTATATAGAAATAATATAATAGGTATGATTGAA